CGCTACTCTGGTTCGAGATTTAAACTTGAGGATGGTGCAGAGGTACGAATCATCAATGATGATGAAGTAATAGCCACGATTCTTGATCCAGATGATATAGTGAGCTTATGACGATAGAAAACGAACAAAATCAAGTACAACCAGAAGTTGAAGAGGTTGAGGTAGAGATTACTGAGTCTGAACAACAGGAAGCAACTGCGCCCTCAAGTGACGATGAATTAGAAAATTATACTAAGGGTGTTTCAAAAAGAATAAACAAAGTAAATGCAAAAAGAAGAGCAGCAGAGGAAAAAGCAGCTAGACTAGAGCAAGAACTTGCACAAAGAGATCAACAAGTGCATCAGTATTATAATACTGCGCTAGCATATCAACAAAACCTTTTGGCAAAAGAAGCAGAAACTGTGCAAATAAAAGAAAGAGAAGCAGACCAGCTTTATAAAAAAGCACATGAATCAGGCGACGCAGATCTTATTTCAAAAGCCGATAGTCTGAAAAACGAGGTTTCAATACAAAAAGAAAAAGTGCGCATCGCTCAACAAAGACAACAAGATGCTAATACACAAAGCGAACAAGCGTATCAAGTTCAGCAACAATACTATCAACAACAGCCACAAGAAGCATCTGTGCAACCAACACAAGAGGCGCTCGAGTGGAAATCAAAAAATGAATGGTTTGGTGAAGATGTTGAGGCAACACAATACGCTCAATACACACACATGAATCTAGTTAATGAAGGCTTTGAACCTGACTCTGATGAGTATTACTCAGAGTTAAATCAAAGAGTTTATAAAGTTTATCCTGGTTTACAATCAGGTAATGCTGAACAAAGTGAGGAGCGGCCCGCTGTGCAAAGAGTCGCCTCAGCCTCCGTAGGAGGTCGGCAAAAAACACAAGGCAAAAAGAACGGTGTGCAATTCAGTAAAACAGAAGTTGCCAGACTCCGTGGACTAAAACCTCATGGCATGTCAGAAGAGGCATGGTTGAAGTCCGTTGCTAAAGAAAAACAACGCATACAGTCTAGGGAGGCAAAATGACAACTGAAAATAAAGATGAGATGACACACTCCAGAAATTCCCGTGAATCCGAGAATCACGCTAATAACACTCGTAGACAACCATGGAGACCAGTAAGAAAACTTGAAACTCCAGCTCCACCAGAAGGATACGAATATCGTTGGATAAGAGAATCCATGATGGGACAGCAGGACGTTGCTAATGTAAGTAGAAGACTTAGAGAAGGATGGGAACTCGTTAGAGGCACAGACTTACCTACTGAATTTGCTTTACCTGTAGCAGATGAAAATTCAAGACATGCTGGTTTAGTTTATAGTGAAGGTCTTTTATTAGCGAAAATACCTGTCGAAACCAAGAATGAGCGTAATGCTTATTACGAGGAACAAACTGCTAGAAAAAAAGATGCATTAGACAATACTATGTTTAGTGAATCGAAAAAAGATGGCAGATATGTCAAGTATGACAGCGATAGAAGATCTAATGTTACTTTTGGGAAAAAGTAATAATCATATTTAGGAGAATATTCTATGGCTAATAATAATAGCGCATTTGGATGTAAACCTGTTCGTATGATGGGCGGAGCACCTTATTCTGGAGGTCAATCTAGATATAGGATTGCTAGTGGAGCAACGACACCAATATTCCAAGGAGACTTGGTTACTCAGCTTACTGCTGGTGTAATTGGTAGACATGCAGCCAGTGGTACTGTTCCAATTGTCGGTGTTTTTAACGGTGTAAGATACACCGATCCAAGCACAAGCGAACCAGTGTTTAAAAATCATTATCCAGGCAGTATTGCTGCATCGGATATTGTTGCTTTCGTCATTGATGATCCTAATGTTGTTTTTGAAGTACAAGCTGATGCTGCAATGCCAGTAGCAGACTTGTTCGGCAATTTCGACATTGTTGATGGATCACCAGCAGGCGATACTTCGTCTGGGATATCAAACGCAGAACTTGATGTTGGTACAGGAGCTACTACAGCTACTTTACCGCTTAAAGCGTTAGATATATCTCAGGATCCTGATAACGACGATGTTTCATCGGCTAACACCAATGTTCTTTGTGTGATTCAAAATCACATAATGGGACAGAAAGGTGCTGGTTTAGCTTAAGGAGATAAATTATGGCTATATCAAGAGCACAACTAGCGAAAGAACTAGAGCCTGGGCTTAACGCACTTTTTGGGATGTCCTATGATTCTTACGAGAACGAGTATGAAGATATTTTCGCAATCGAAGATTCAAACAGAGCATTTGAAGAAGAAGTATTAATTACAGGATTCGGTTCTGCACCTCTCAAATCTGAGGGACAAGGCGTACAATTTGACAACGCATCAGAAAGTTATACAGCTCGTTATACACACGACACAGTGAGTTTAGCGTTTGCTTTAACAGAAGAAGCAGTTGAAGATAATTTGTATGATTCACTCGGTAAGAGATATGTAAAAGCATTAGCAAAATCAATGGCTAACACCAAGGAAGTCAAAGGTGCTGATGTTCTTAACAATGCTTTCTCATCTAGCTTTACAGGCGGTGATGGTAAATCTTTAATTGCAACAGATCACCCACTTGCGGGTGGTGGTTCAGCTGCAAACAGAGCAACAACCATGGCTGACCTCAATGAAGCATCATTGGAAGATAATCTTATTGATATATCAACCTTTACAGATGACAAGGGATTAATTATTTCTGTACAAGCGGACAAACTTATTGTTCCACCACAATTAGTATTTGTGGCTGACAGAATACTTAATTCTCAGGGCAGAACTGGAACAGCTGACAATGATCTTAACTCGATTAGAAACACAGGTGTTGTACCTGGTGGCTATTCAGTTAATCATTATCTAACTGATCCAGACGCATACTTTATTCTTACTTCTGTGACAGCAGCAGGCGAAGGTCTTAAAATGTTCCAAAGATCTCCAATGGAGACTTCTATGGAACCAGACTTTTCAACTGGCAACATCAGATATAAGGCTAGAGAAAGATATTCATTTGGTTTCTCTGATTGGAGAGGAATCTTTGGATCGCAAGGTGCATAGTTTGAAGTAGTAATACACTTTTTACCTCAGTATTACATTGAAGGGCCTTAACTGGCCCTTTTTTAATGTCTAAAATAAGTTATGTTAATTTGTATAAATAGTTGCATATTTGTGTATATTTGATAATATAACTATGTGAGTAAATTAATTTGTAACCAAAAGGAGGGACTGTGAAATTAATTACAAAAGAAATTAAAAACAAACTTGCAAAGAATGTTGGTGATGCAAATGTCGACAAGCCGTGGTTAAAGTTATTCAATCCAGCCGGTATTGGCACTTGGTTAATCACAGAATATGATGAAGATACTGGACTTATGTTTGGTCTTTGTGATCTTGGTTACCCAGAGTTAGGTTATGTAAACCTTAAAGAGGTTGAAGATCTGGATTTGCCTTTTGGTATGAAAATCGAGAGAGATGCTTGGTGGAATCCAGAAAAGACTTTAATAGAATATTACAACGATGCAAGGGGGGCAGCATAATGGAATATAAATCAAGTGACGATGTGATAAAAGACTTAATGCCAAAGGTTGTTAAGTTGGTTAGACAAACAGCATACACTAATCCAAATGATACAAGAGTGACTGACGCAGAAGTTCTTGGGTTAGTTGTGTCCAAGTATTTAAAATGGTGTGGTAGCGATATTATGGAGACTATGTTCTCAGCTTTAGAAGATGCTAACTTTCACGATCTTAATGAAAAATTATTAACAACATACAAAGATTGGGAAAATGAAGAAGATCCTAATGAACTCGACTGGAATAATACGGCCAGTCCTTTGCACTATTAAGGAGGCAAAATTATGATTACTGTATATCATGCTACTGAATTTGGAAATAACGAGAAGCCTTATAAAAAAGTTGCTTTGATTGATACCTTTTCTTTTCAACATGCTTACCGCAAGACTCAAAATATTGATGAGGCTTGGTCAGAGGATAATCTTAGAAGCACATCTGAGGGCGATGTCCTTGTTCTTGACGAAGGTCTTGACACTGAAATAACTTATTTTCTTGTGCCTATGGGCAATGGTCGAAGAGGCGACAAAATGTATGATAATTGGGGTGAAACTGAGGAAATAAATTACTTTAATCCTGATGGTTTTATCTATCAAGGCGAGACTACACAATGTCAGAAATAACCAAAATATTTGTTGACATGGACGGAGTCTTAGCTGACTTCGTCCGTGGTGTTGAAAGCTCCAAGTATCTTAACGGACCTTTTAATAGACAGGCGGCCTATGACAATCAAAAACTTAAGTTTACTAATGCCGGTTTATTCCGAGATCTACCACCTATGAAAGATATGCAGGCTTTGGTTAATTATTGCAAGAACTGTGGTATTGATTGGGAGATTTTATCTTGCTCTGGCATGATAAATAGAAACAAAGCAACCAAGGATAAAATTCGTTGGATCAGAAAATATGTACATCCAAGCGTCATCATTACATGTACGCTTAAAGGCAAAGACAAGGCTGTGTTTGCTAGACCAGGACATGTGTTGATTGACGATAAACAAAGCAATATTAAGGCGTGGCAAGACGCAGGTGGCTATGGCATCTTACATATTGACGCTAAAACCACGATAGATCATCTAAATAAGCTTAACGGCGCTAATCCATACAGCTAGTTCTTAGTTGCGTAAATAACAGCCAAAGAGTATTATCAATACTGTAGAAATGAATGTTGCAGGCATGGTGCTTGCAATGGCTAATTTTAAAGGAGGCTGTTTATGACTACACATTTTACCTCTGGCGTAACTAACGTCAGCGCAAGCGGTTCAGGCGGACACGTTAAACAACCAAGCAGACACAAGTATCACGAATACTTTAATGACTTTGATGTTTATACAGCTGCTGACTGGACTATAACAACAACAGAAGACGGCTCAGGCTCTGCAGCTGAGGCATTAGTCGATGGCGACGGTGGACTTTTACAAGTAACCAATGCAGCTGGAGACAATGACCATGACTTCTTTCAACTTAAAAAAGAAGGTTTTAAATATGAAGCAGGAAAACAATTAGGTTTCTATTTCAGATTTAAGGCTAGTGACGCTACACAATCTGATGTAGTAGCTGGGTTGCAAGTAACTGACACTACACCGTTAGACGTATCTGATGGCGTTTTCTTCTTAAAAGCAGATGGCGCAGCTACAATTGACTTTGTGGTTGAAAAAGACGGCACGCAATCTACTCTAACTTTGCCTAATTCATTGGCAGATGACACGTTTATGACTGTTGGTTTTTTATATAATCCAAAAGATCAGAAGTTTCATGTCTATCAAAATAATGTTTTAGCAGGCACAGTTGTTAGCACAAATGCTCCAGATGATGAAGAACTTAACGTAAGTTTTGGTATTCAGAATGGTGCGGCTGCTGCTAAAGTTTTAACTGTGGATTATGTACATGCTTTAAAAGAGCGTACAGCTAATACAGAACTTTAAGGAGTAAATAATGGCTGATACAGTAACCTCACAAACCATTCAAGATGGTGAGAGGCTTGCCATAGTTAAATTTACAAATGAATCTGATGGTACGGGCGAAGCTTCTGTCAAAAAAGTTGATGTTTCAGCTTTGAAAGCAAATGGCAGAGGTCTCGCATGTACTGGTGTATCTATAAGCAGAATACATTGGTTTTGCAGAGGTATGGGCGTTGACATAGAGTTTGACGCTAGTACCAATGTCTTGGCGGTACCATTGCCAGCTGATAGTAGCGGTGATGAATACTTTGACCAATTCACAGGCATACCAAACAATGCAGGTTCAGGTGTAACCGGAGATATTGATTTTACCACGGTAGGTCACTCCAATGGCGATGCATACTCTATCATTTTGATATTAAGTAAAAATTACGGTTAATGGCTGTAAAAAAA